CGGGAAATTTCAAAAACTGGTAGGTTTCAACCCATAGTACGGGTTTATGGATGAGGACAACTTCACGTAAGCGTGGCCGGCCAACAATGGCCGATTTGGTGCCCGCGGAGCTGCAAACGCTCGATCGGCAGCGGCCGCCGCCCGAATTGACGGATGAGGAGGTTGAGGTATGGGTTGCGGTGACTTCATCGGTGGAGGCCGACTGGTTCAACCCGGGTAACGCGCCTTTGCTGGCACAATACTGCCGGCACGTTATCGCTGCAAAGCGGGTCGCCGAGTTGATCGAGCGGCACTCCGATGATGTTGAAACTTATCTTGAGTTGTTGAAAGCGCAGCAGTCGCAGAGTGCTTCACTGAAGGCGCTCGCCGCCTCGATGCGGATCAGCCAGCAAGCGACAAAAACTTATCGTGGCAATGCCAGAACAATCTCGCAGATCAATGTCCCGTGGGAAAAAGCCCTCCAGGGGCGAAGCTAACTGCGCCTGGATCGAGGATTGGTGCCGGGTTCCCGAAGGGAAGCTGGTCGGCCAGCGGGTAAAGCTGCGCCCGTGGCAGCGCCGCGAGATATGCCGGATATACGACAACCCGGCCGGCACCCGACGCGCGATCCTGAGTTTCGGCAGGAAGAACGGAAAGACCGCCCTCGCCGCATTCCTGTTGCTGCTGCACTTGTGCGGCGACGAGGCGAGACCGAATAGCCAGTTGTTTTCGGCAGCGCAATCGAGAGAGCAGGCCGGCATTATTTTCGGTTTAGCGGCAAAGATGGTGCGCCTCAATCCGGCACTGAACGGCAGCCAGGGTGGCGGCATTATCATCCGCGACACGGCTAAGGAATTGTTTTGTCCGGCGATGCAGACATTGTACCGAGCGCTCAGCGCTGAAGCGACAACGGCATTCGGGTTGAGCCCGGTGTTCACGGTGCATGACGAGCTGGGCCAAGTCCGCGGGCCGCGCAGTCGGCTTTACGAGGCGCTCGAAACCGCCACCGGCGCACAGGAGCACCCGCTTTCGCTCATAATTAGCACGCAGGCACCCACGGATGCGGACTTGCTCTCTGTCCTGATCGACGACGGCATCGCGGCGCACGACCCGCGCGTCGTCGTGAGTCTCTACACCGCGCCGATGGATTTGGAGCCGTTCAGCGAGGCGGCGATCAAGGCCGCCAATCCGGCCTTCGGCGATTTCCTGAACCCGGCAGAAGTGCGCGGCATGGCGGCCGATGCCGAGCGCATGCCAAGCAGGCAGGCCGAATTCGAAAACCTGATCTTGAACCGGCGCGTCGAGGCGAGCGCCCCGTTCATCAGCCGGCAACTATGGTTGGCGTGCGACGCGGCACCGCTGCCGCTCGACGGGCATCCGGTCTACGGCGGCCTCGACTTGTCGGCGGTGAACGATCTCACCGCCTTGGTGCTCGGCGCGCGGATCGATGGTGTGTGGCAGATACACCCAACATTCTGGCTGCCGGGCGACGGGCTGGCGAATAAGGCGCGGGCTGACCGCGTGCCGTATGACGTTTGGCACCGCGACGGCCATCTGCTGGCGGCGCCCGGCAAATCGGTGGATTACGAGTTCGTCGCCGAATACCTCCGCGGCGTGTTCGATCGCCAGGACGTGCGCAAGATCGGCTTTGACAGGTGGGGCTGGCGGCACCTGCGACCGTGGCTGCTCAAGGCCGGCTTCACCGAAGGCCAGCTCGACGAGCACTTCGTCGAGTTCGGGCAGGGTTATCAGGACATGTCGCCGGCGCTGCGCGCGCTCGAAGGCGAGATCCTGAATGGCCGCATCGCGCATGGCGGGCATCCGGTGCTCTCGATGTGCATGGCAAACGCGGTCGTGAAAAGCGACCCGGCCGGCAACCGCAAGCTCGCGAAGGATCGCTCGGCCGGGCGGATCGACGGGGCGATCGCGCTCGCCGAACTGTGCGGCGTCGCGCCGCTCGAAGATGCGCCGGCATTCAATGTCCACGCTTTGATCGGCTAAGTCCCGCGGGCTGCGGCCCGCTCGGAGCATCCAATGGAATTGCGACTGAAAGCGTCTGCGGCGCCGCCGCCGGCGGACGACCCGCTGGAATTTGTCATGTCGGACGGCAGCGTCGACCGCATGGGCGACGTGATCGAGCCGGAAGGCTGGCAACTGGACCGCTTCCGCGCGAACCCGATCGCGCTGTTCGGCCACAACCCGGGCTTCCCGATCGGCAAGTGGCGCGATGTCGGCGTCCGCAAGGGCCAACTCACCGGCTCGCTCGAATTGATGGACCCGGTGTCCGACCGGCTGCGCGAGATACACACTGCGGTCAAGGCCGGCGTGCTGCGCGCCGTCAGCGTCGGATTTCACAGCGATAAGGCTGAGCCGCTCGGTAAGTCCGGCGGCCTCAGATTCACCGAGGCCGAGCTCGTCGAGTGCAGCTTGGTGTCGGTACCGGCAAATCCGAATGCCCTGGCGATCGCCAAGGCGCTCGGGCTCTCCCGCGAAACTCGGGCGATGATCTTCGGCGGGATAGCCGAACCGGATCAGCTCGCCACGACCCGCGGGCTCAATGGCGGGATAGCCAACGGAGACCCGAAATCAGGAATCAGGAAAATGAACTACAGCGAACGTATCGAGGCCGCCCAGCAGGAAGTGGTCGGGCTGCAAGACCAGTTGGCGAGTCTGCCCGATGTCGACGACGTGGCAAAGGTGAGCAATCTCACCAGCAAGATCAGTGAAGTACAAGGCAAGATATTTGCCTGGGTCGAGGCCGAGAAGGCGCTCGGCTCCGAAGCCGCGCCGATCACCGTGCCGAAAGAGCGCATCCAGGTGTTTCGGCCAAGCGAGCCGCTGCCGACGACGAAGGCGTGGGCGCAGCCGAAGCGCAAGGAGATTCCGCCCGAGGAGCACCTGTTGCGCGAGTTCGTCGCGACCGCGGTCGGCTATGTGAAGCGTATCCCGCTGGAAGTGGCACTCGCCGAGTGCTACGGCAGTTATGGCGACTACGAGGCGACCAAGGGCGTGTTCGAATGGCGGCAGCGGGCCGCCACCGCGCCGGCAACCACCACAACGAGCGGTTGGGCCGCCGAATTGGCCGTTGTCGGGCAAGGCGCTTGGTTCAATGCGCTGATGGCCGGGTCGATCTTTCAGCCGGTCGCGTCGCGCGGGATGAATATCACGCTCGGCCGCAACGCCTCGATCAGCATGCCGACGCGGCAGGCGACGCCGACCATCGCCGGCTCGTTCGTCGCCGAAGGCGCGCCGATCCCGGTGCGGCAGGCGGCGTTCACGGCGGTGACGATCGGCCTCAAGAAAATGGCCGTGATCACCAGCTACACCCGCGAGATCGCCGAGCACTCGACGCCTGAGATCGAGACGATCCTGCGGCAACTGATCATGGACGATACCGGCGTCGCGGTGGACACCGTGTTCATCGACGCCACGTCCTCGACCGCGGTACGCCCGGCCGGCATCCGGGCCGGTGTCGCCGGTCAGACGCCGACCGCGGGTGGCGGGTTCACCGCACTGGTCGGCGATATCAAGCTCTTGGTCGGCATCCTGGCGGGCATGAACAGCTTGTCCAACCCGGTGTGGATCATGAACCCGGTGCAGCAGATCGCGATCTCGCTGACCCAGAATGCCGGCGGCGAGTTCCCGTTCCAGGGCGAGATCAACGGCAACCGGCTGATGGGCTATCCGGTGGTGATCTCGTCGACGGTGCCGGCCGGCATGATCATCCTGATCAATGCCGACGACCTGATGGTAGTGCAGGGCGACACGCCGCGGTTCGATGTCAGCGATCAGGCGACGCTGCACTTCGAGGACACGGCGCCATTGCAAATCTCGACGCCGGGTTCGCCGAACGTCGTCGCCGCGCCGGTGCGGTCGATGTTCCAGACCGACTCGCTCGCGTTGCGCATGATCCTCCCGATGAACTGGGCGATCCGGCGGCTGCCGGCGCCGGTGGCGTGGATGACCGGCGTCACCTGGTAGTGCGCTCCTACGCATGGCTGAAGCCGGCCTCGTGGTTGCGGGGCCGGCGCATTGAGAAGGATGACCAACATGGCAAACGACGAACTGAAGCAGGAATACGAGCAGCAGAAGGAGCGGCGGGCGACGCTGACGACTATGACGCTGGCCGCGACGGATGGGACGGCACTGCCGCCGACGCCGACCCAGGAGGAAAACGACCTCGCCGCCCTCGGGCTCTTGCACCCGGACGAAAAGGCGCAGGCGGACCTTAAACCGATGCCGCCGGTGGCGGCGCAGCAGGCGTACCTCGCGACCGGCGAGGCATTGCCGACCGCGCCTGCCGCCAAGCCGGCGCCACGCCCCGCAGCGCCGCGTCAGGAGCCGGTGCGCCACGAGCCGCCGCGTCACGAAAGGTCGTAGATGTCGCTTGTCGAACGGGCGGCGGGTGCGCTAACGCGCATCTTCCGCCCGTCACAGAAGGCCGCGCCGATCACCATGTCGACCAGCGGCGGCTATGTGCCGCCCGACTGGCCGATGAACTGGTGGCAGCTCGGGCGCGACCCGCTGCCCTACGGCGGGTCGGCTATCGTCTATGCCTGTCGTTCTGCCTATTCGCAGACGATCTCGATGTGCCCGGGCACTCACTGGCTCAGCACCGGCGACGGCGGGCGCGAGCGGATCACCAACTCCGCATTGTCGCGCATCCTGCAAAAGCCCAACGCCTACCAATCGCCGGCCGATTTCTTCCTCTATCTGACCGACAGCCTGTACGGAGCCGGCGCCGCCTACGGATTGGCGCTGCGCAACGTCCGCAACGAGATCGCCGAGATCCACCTTCTCGACCCGTCAAGCTGCGCGCCGCGGGTCGCGACCAACGGCGAACTGTTCTACCAACTCGCCGGCAACGAAGTGGTGGACGGCATATTCGCGGGCCGCAGCAACCTGCTCAACGCCGTGCCGGCGCGCGATGTCCTGCATATCCGACTGCCCGATCCGCGCAATCCGTTGAACGGCGTCTCGCCACTCGAAGCCTCGCTCCTCGAAGTCGCGGTCTCGGATGCGATGGTGCGGCAGGCGCTGACCTATGCCGCCAACCAAGGACGCCCGTCCGGCGTCGTCAGCACCGATCAACGGCTCGGCGAGGACGAGCTTAAGATCGTCCGCGCGCAATGGAATGCGCAGACGACCGGCGCCAATCTCGGCGGCACGCCGATCATGCACAGCGGCTTGAAGTGGCAACAGGCGGTGATCAATTCGCGCGACGCGCAACTCGCCGAGATGCTGCGCCTCGCCGACACCCGCATCGCGTCCGCCTACCGTATCCCGCCGCCGCTCTTGAGCCTCGAAGGCTCGACCGGGCCGCAAGGCTCGACCGAAAGCGTCATGCAATTCTGGATCGCCACCGGCGCCGGCTTCTGCGCCAACCTGATCGAAGACGGCATCGGGCGGCTCTTCCGGCTCAAAGGCTATCCCGACGAATACCTCGAACTCGATTTCACCGCTCTGTTGCGTGCCAATTTCAAGGACCGGATCGAGGGGCTCGCCCGCGGTGTGCAAGGCGGCATCTTCGCACCCAACGAAGCGCGCGCGCTCGAAGACCTGCCGCGCAAGCCATTCGGGGACGAACCGCGGGTGCAGCAACAGGTCGTGCCGCTCAGCGCCTGGGCCGAACCGCCACCGGCAACGCCCGCGCCTGAGGCGCCACCCGCCGCGCCACCCGCCGGCGCCAACGAAAACAAACCCGCCGACACCGCGGCAGCAAAGGCGGCGAGCATTGCCGAGATGCGCAGGAGGGCACATGCCGCCGTTTGACGAACTCGCCGTTGCCCTCGGCGGCGAACTTGGCGACATGGCCGCCCGCATCGAGCGCGACCTCAAGCTCGCCCTTGCCGTCGAGACCGAGCGGCTGCGCGCCGACCGCGCCGAATTCGAGCTGCGCATCGAGCGCGCCGTCGCCGAGCGGCTGGCTTCGCTACAGGATGGCCCGCCAGGGCCACCGGGCGAGCGTGGTGAGCCCGGAGAACCGGGCGAGGCTATCACAGGCCCACCCGGCGAACCGGGCATCCAGGGGCTTCCTGGGCCGCCTGGCGAGGTGCCCTATGTCGGCGAGGTGTGCGGCCTGTTCGACGCCACCCGCGACTACCGCAAATTCGACCTAGTGACCTTGCACGGCGCCGAGTGGCGCGCCAAGCGCGACACGCCGGGACCGCTGCCCGGCGACGGCTGGGCGATGGCCTCGGAAGCCGGGCGCCGCGGCAAGCCCGGCGAGAAGGGCGAACGCGGCGAGCGTGGTCCGGCGGGCGAGCGCGGCGCCAGCATCGCCGGCTGGACGGTGCGCGAATTCCGCGCCGTGCCGATCATGTCGGACGGCAGCAACGGCGCGCCGCTCGATCTGCGCGGACTGTTCGAGCAGTACCACGCCGAGGCCGCCGAATAATGCCGCTCGACGGGCGCTATCGCATCAGCCGCGTCATCACGCCGGCAACGAACTTCGATCTGGTGACGCTCGACCAGGCCAAGGCGGCGCTCGGCATCGACCCGACCGACACGTCGCAGGACGCGCAGATCAGCCAGCACATCAGCGCCGTCTCGATCGCCATCGCCCGCTATTGCGATAGGGTGTTCGTCCAGCAGGTTTATCGCGACCAATTCCGCGCCGTTTACAACTGGCTGGCTGCGGGCGACCCGCTGATGACCCGGCAGAACCCGATTGCCATCGACGACACCACCCTCCCCTTGGCGACCA